TTATGTAACAAAACAAAGGTTAATGTATCGAATATCATACAAGAATGTGGTTATTGTGTAACTAAAACTAAACGGAATGGCTGACATAAGTAAATGTACGGGAATCGATTGCACGATGAAAGAAACTTGTTACAGGTTTAAGGCGAAGGCAGACGAATATTACCAAGCATATTTCTCAGAACCTCCTCACGACGGAGTAGATGAAGACGGTAACTCTAATTGTCAGTACTATTGGTTACGAGATAAAATTCAGCAAAGAGTAAAAATTAACATTAACATAGACAAGTAGAAATTATGAAAAAAACACAACACGAATTACAGCAAGAGTTTAACGATGGAGTTATGAAAGCCTTAACCGAAATAATTGGATTAGGAGTCGACTCATCTAAAAGTAAAGATATTCTATTCGATTTAATTCAACTCAATAGGAAGCAACTCGAATCGCAACAGAATCTAATTGATGTGCTTATGGCTGAAAGGGTTGAGAGAATGTTTGTAATCGAACAGACAAGGGCAGTATTTTAGAGGAGTACTTGATAGCAAGAATCCAAGAACTAAAACAAGACTAAGATGAGCGAAGAAGAAAGAAGAATATTAAGAGTGCTGCTAAAGTCGTACACTAAAATAAACTACAAAGATGGCATAGCTAAAGTCATTTTTGATGAAGATTTTGAAGATATAGCGGAGGAAATATATAAATTTCAAAACCAAAGAGTAATAGAGGAGTTGACAAGTTGGGTAGTAGATTATGACGGTAATTTTCACGAAGTTATAGAGATTACAGATGTTAAATTAAGAATCGAAGAACTAAAACAGAAATAAGATGACAGAAGATATATTTACAGGAATACTTGAAGCATATAGAAAAGAAGAAATATCTATACGGAAAGCAAAAAAACAAATCAGATTATTACTTGACGAAAAAGAAACATCAGAGGACTATTTAAATTTAAGAGTAATAGAGGAGTTGGAGGCTATTTATGATTTAGCAAACCCAATTGAATGTCAAGGAGGAGATGAATTATTCATAAACCTCGAAGACTTAGAGAAAATAATAAGAATCAAAGAACTAAAACAAGACTAAGATGAAAGTAGAAGTGAAAATGTACACAGTAGAATGTGACTTATGTAAAAACCAACATATAGATGACCACAACGGATTCGTTGGTTGGACTGAATACGAAAGAGCAAGAGAAAGTGCAATGGACTCTGATTGGCTTGAAGATTGGCGGCAAGGCTGTGAGCAAAAACATTATTGCCCTGAATGCTATTCATTAAACGATGAAGCCGAAGTAGTCTGTAAAAGGACTGGTATGTTCTTATTTAATTGAGAGCTAATAAAAGTAGTCAAATTCGACCACTTTAAAATAAACTAAAACAAGACTAAGATGGACTTAAAAATCTTAAATACTGCAACGATTGTCCGAATACGAGAAAGTTTAGAACAAGAATATGCGGGAGAATGGAATATGCCTGCCGAATACTACGAGCAGATAAACGCTATTGATGCGGAATTAAAAGAACGAAAACGAACGAAAACTAAAACAAAACTAAAACAAGACTAAGATGAAAGAGTCACTAAGAGCTAAATTGATAGCAGAGATACATAGTCTTAATAAAAGATGTGAACAGCTATTAACACACATCGAAGAGTACAAAGAAGAAAACAACTTCGAGAGAGCTATGATAAGTGATATTAAATATCGACAACTAAAAATGGTTTCTCAAAGCCTTTCTAAATTAATGAACTAAAACAAGACTAAGATGAGTGAAGAAAAAACATCCATAATTCAAAACACAATATACAAAGTTGAAACAAAGGAACTATGTATGAGGGAGGGTTGTGAAATAATAGAAGAACATTACAACAAGATTACAAACCAACGAGCAAAACGGGAGTTGGAGAATGTTTGTAATCGAACAGACAAGGGCAGTATTTTAGAGGAGTACTTGATAGCAAGAATCGAACAACTAAAACAAGACTAAGATGAAAGGAATTATAACTAAGTTACTAGACATGGATAAGCCATTGGAATTAATAAAACGATTCCTAAAAATGAAGTACAGAATTAACGTAAGTTTAAAAGTATTAACTTTAAGAAAGAACAGAAGATGAAAAGGATATTCGTAGCAGGAAAACACGAGTATAATATCGAAGTAATTGAGGATGATGACACAGTTACTTATAAATTATATTACAGCGATAATACGCACTGGAACTTTCCAAACACATTTATAACAAAGATTATAGATAATGGATCGGGAATAGATTTAATGCCAGTCACTAGCCTAGATTATTCAGATGCATTTGATTTACATATCTTACTAGCATACATTCATAAGACTGCAAAGATTGTAGATAAGATAGAAGTAACAATTGAATTATGAAAGCAGAAGCACAAGAGTGGATAAAAGAAATAGGTAGATTAGAATTGAGGTTGTTTGATTTGAAAAGAAAGCTACACAAATTTAATCAATTAAGTTGTCCACACATAAACGAAATTAGAACTTACGAACCAAACGAAGTTAGAATTCATTGTACGGATTGTGGCTTCTGGCAAAATATAAAACGACCAACATGAAGGAAAGTATAGTATTTACAATCGTTGCATTATCAATTTCAATATTCATATTAATATTTGTTCTTACATTTATGAAGGATAGAATTTACTTCTTAGAACAAAGGCTAGGGAATTATTGGAATTTAGAATGTGAAGTTAGGAGATTGACAAAGAGGTCAAAGAAAGAAGATAGGCTAAAAGAAAATGAAGCGTATCATAAAAACAGAATGAAGAGTTGTGACAGATGAAAAAACACACCAAAATATATATGAAGTATTTTGACTACATTGCAGAAGACTTCATACCTTGTGAATGCTGTAACTCCAGAGCTGTAGATATTCATCATATAGAAGCTAGAGGAATGGGTGGTTCTGACAAAGATAGAATAGAAAATTTAATGGCTGTATGCCGTAAATGTCACATAGAATATGGCGATAAGAAACAACACTTGGAATGGTTACAGGAAGTCCACCAAGAAAAAATCAAAACAACCTGAGTACGAACTACAGAAAGCTGTTTGCCAATACCTAGACTTAAAATACAAAGATGTGTTCTATAACGGATCGGCAGGAGGCATGAGAACGTTTTTATCTGTAGCAATCAAAATGAAAGCAACAGGATATAAAGCAGGCTTTCCAGATCTATTCATCTACGAACCTAGACTATGTTATAACGGCTTAGCCATCGAATTAAAAGTAAAAGGAAACTATGCCAGCCCAAAACAAAAAGAAGTGTTACACCTACTTAACAACAAAGGTTATAGAACCGAAATTTGTACAGGACTTGACCATGCCATTGAGGTTATTGATGAGTATTTGGGATGAAGATATATACAGTAGTTGAAATATTATACAAAGACAAAGACATATTCACGAGGTTTGCCTATTCATTATTGAAAGATAAATACTTAGCAGAAGATGTAGTCCAAGATATATTTATTCAACTGTTAACCTCCAACTCAAATCATTTATTGTGGATATATGACACAGGAAAAGGAGTAAGTTACATCAATAAAATCATTGCAGTAAGATGCTTATCAAAGAAGTCACAATTCTACAAGCAGCAAGTAGCATATATTAAAAACAAACTATATGTAAGTGAGAATGAACTAGAATATTTGTACAATAAAATCAATAATAAGTCAATTTTATTGTCAGAAATACTAACTAATTCAATTAACGAAATAATTAATACATTTGATGATTATGAAAAGGATCTATTTTTACTTTACTATGACAGTAATATGACATATAAAGAGTTATCAAAAAAAACTGGAATACCGAAAATATCAATTTACAACACCGTAAGAAAAGTACAGAAGCAAATCAAAGAACAACTATGAAATTCTCAGCAAAAGATAGAATGAAGATTTGCGAAAGCTGCAAGCACTTTAGAACAAGAACTAGAACTTGTGGCACACCATTAATAGGAAATAAAGTAGGAACTAAAAGAACGTGCGGGTGCTTCATGGACATTAAAACAACCTTAAAATTCGCAGGCTGCCCATTAAGTAAGTGGGATGGATTACAGATAACAGAACAAGAATATTTAGAAGTAAAAGAATTACTAGAAATTACTAAAGTGAGGATCTCAAGTTTACAACAGGAGAAAGTTAAATACTTTTCAGAAAAATATTTAGGATTGAGAGTTAATCCAACATCATGTTCACCATGTGTAGCAGGAAATTTAAAAAGATTACAACAGATAGTAGATGAGTATTAAAATAGAGGGGTTTTGTAACATGAAAGACCGTCACGATTGATAGATACTAGTTTAATTCAATCCAGCTTATGCAGACTATTAGTAGCTGTTGCATATAATCCACCAAGCTAAGGTCGGGTGGTACATTGGGGAGTGGTGGAATTGGTATACACGTGTTGTGAAACGATATGATAGGTAAATTAGCCTTTAAAAGCAGGTATCTATCTTGCAGGTTCGAATCCTGTTTCCTTGGCAATTAAGTGAGCAAGCTACTCGGACGCTGCAACTAAAGTCCTAGACCCATTTTCGGATGATACACCTGTCTAGGCACTTATAAAGTGTAAGCACTTATTAAATATGGAATTAGTAAACATTAACACAGTAAAGCCTAACCCTGACAATCCTAGGTTAATTAAAAACGAAAAGTATAAAAAACTTTTAAAGTCAATAACACAATCACCAGCCTTTATGGAACTGAATCCACTAAAAGTAGATGAGGACATGAGAATACTTGGTGGAAACATGAGGTATAAAGCATGTAAAGAATTAAAGATAAAAGAAATATATAGAAAGATATTCACAAGAGAACATGCTGAAATAAATAATAAAGCAAGAGAGGAAAATGGAATTGAAACAGCAACTTATGAAGAGCAATGCCGAGAATTTATCATTAAAGATAATGTAGGATATGGAGAACATGATTGGGATGCATTAGCAAATAATTGGGATACAGAACAGCTTAACGAATGGGGTTTAGATTTGTGGCAGCCCGAAGAAATAGAAGATGAAGAAGTAGAAGCCGTTAAGCCTACCGAAACATGCGAAACGTGTGGTAAAAGTATATAACAAAATGAATACAGAAGAAGAAGATTTTGAAGTAGTAACACAAGCTAACTAAAATGACAAAAACCGACATCCTAAAAGGAAATTTATTAGTAGCCTTAGAAAAATCACTAGGAATAGTAACAACAGCTTGCAAGAACGTAGGATGTAATAGAGATACATTTTATCGATACTGCAAAGAAGATGAAGACTTCAAAGCTAGAGTAGATGAGCTATCTAATATTACACTAGACTTCGCGGAATCACAACTGCATAAACAAATAGGCGAGGGCAATACAACAGCTACTATATTCTTTCTAAAGACTAAGGGAAAGGGTAGAGGTTACATAGAACGCTCAGACATAAATATAGGATCCTCAGAAAGAATCAAAATCGACATAATGGCATTCGATGAAGAATCCACAGATTAAACTATTCAAAAAGCAAATTGAATGTTTCACAGCCTTAGAAGATAAAACAACTACAGAAGTATTATTTGGAGGTGGTGCAGGAGGTTCTAAAACATTTACTGGATGCTTATGGCAAATAACAAGACGATTAAAATATCCCGGTACACGATCGGTAATAGGTAGAAGTAAACTAAAGAATCTAAAAGCTACAACGCTAAATACATTTATGGAAGTAGCAGTAGATTATTGTGGGCTAACACCAAATGTAGATTTTATTTATAACGCATCAGATAGTACAATTACATTTTACAATAAGTCAGTAATCTACTTGAAGGATCTCTTTCTTTACCCGTCAGATTCCATATTCACGAGTTTAGGAGGTTTAGAAATAACAGATTGTTTCATAGACGAAGCATCAGAAGTAACCGAGAAAGCAGTCAGCGTTTTAAACTCCAGAATAAGATATAAACTAGATGAATATAACCTAATAC